TTGAGGATGAGGATGAATGAGTTGGTTTTTTCTTAATACAACAGATGAATTTACAGAAGAACATATAGGCGAGGCCTTTGGTTTCGTCTATATGATTACGCACCTAAAAACAGGTCGCAAATACATTGGTAAGAAATTCTTTACCAAATCTAAAACCAAGCAGGTCAAAGGCAAAAAGAAACGATCACGGGTTTCAAGTGATTGGATGTCCTATTGGGGTAGCAATAAGAAACTACAAGAAGAAGTAAAAGAAAATGGAAAAGACCAGTATGTCAGAGAGATATTACACCTCTGCAAAACTCGGAGTGAGTGTTCTTATTGGGAAACTTGGGAGATATTCAGTCGTCATGCTCTAATGCATGATTCATACTATAATGAGTGGGTGTCTTGTAGGATTCGGAAGGACCACCTGGTAAAGCTTTAGTATTATTATCAACCCAGGCACCAACTACTTATGCTCCTGGCAGGTATAAACCTGCAATCACCAGGCAAAATTATACCACCTTTGCCTCATTATTATGTTGCGATGCAGTATAATTATACTAAATAACTGAGTAACGCTTAAGGAGGTTACTAATGTTATTGAAACTTAAATCTTTCCTCTGTATATTTTGGGAATGTATAGTAGAAGCACAACAAAAGCGTGCTGAATTTTACAGAAAAACCAGAAGATTCATGGAATAAACCACTCGCTTAACCAAGGAGAAATAAATGTTTGACTTTCCAAAAACCAATGATTTTGCTTTCGCAGTAAACAAATCCAAAGATGTTGCTGTATCCACAGTTGACTTTGGTAACACCCTTTTCAACGAGAGCTTAAAGTTCTTCAACGAAATCACAGGAAAAACCTTTTATACATATACGGTGAAGGCTGCTGAAGCTAACTCACAGGTCACCGAATATGCAAAAGAATTCATCAAAACAGGCACCATCAAAGAAATTTTCGCAAATAGCGGAAAAAACTAAATCTTGGTATCCAGTCGCAAGAAACGGTTGGATTATCAAATTTTCTATTTTTGATGAATGTAATTTTTTAATTACAGTTATTTCGCAATACACAGGACAGGCAATTATCCGATATTTTAACGATGAGGATGATGCCTGTCTTTTCATTAACTTCATCCAAGAATTAGATGCTGAACAAGTAGTTGACCTTTAATCATTTATTGTGAAAGATATATTATGAAATCTTTATTCTATTCTTACAATCAAAAAGTTGACAAAGCCTATATCATCCGTGTAAAAGGTCACGAAGTATCTGAACAAAAAGCCTCAGAGTGTGCAGCATCATGTCGTAAAGTTGGAATGCCATATGATTTCTGGGATGCTTATGATGGTACTGGTGACACAATAATTACACCTTCACACCATAATATAGTGATGGATTTAATTAAAATTATGGATCATTATATGACCAAAGGTGAAGTTGCTTGTGCATTGTCGCACATTAGTTTATGGGCTAAATGTATTCAACAAGATAAACCATTGGTTGTATTAGAGCATGATGCAATAATGGTAAAACCATTTTTAGATCATCCAACAATAGGCACTCTCTGTTATCTTGGCGGTCGTGAGCAAGCGAAAATGAATTGGCCTGTATATCCAACGCCACCCCATGCATCAGAAGGACCAAACTATCATTTCATATGCCGTGCTCATGCATACTCAATAGACCCACAATCAGCAAAAAATCTTTTAGCATATGTAATCAAATATGGTTTAACAGGACCATTGGATATTATAATGAGAACTGATTTGTTTCCTGTTGTACAATTTGATTTGTGTGCTTATGATGAAGATAATGGTACCAAAGTTACCACAATTAAAGGCAGAGATCATGTAAATGAAGAAGGCAAACCTGCTCATAGACCAAGCCTTAGAAATGACAATCTTACCTTCTAATGTTTGCCTCAATAAAAAAATACCTGTGTTATAATGGTTTTATATGAGTAAAATCTTTGCCATTTGGCGAAATCTTACCGATAAAGATAAATTAGAGGTTATATTTGCCCTCATTTTTATTTTACTTGCGGTGATTGTTGTTCTACTTGGCATTGCTTGGTCTCGTGGCCATGATGTAGATTATTTCAAAGAGCGCATTGTGATTATAGATCAAAACCTTGCTGGTATGAATAAAAGAATGACTGAACAAGACCTGCGTTTTGATAAGATTGTAGAAGCAACAAACGAAACACGGCAAGCACTCAATAATGAAATAACCCGAAACAACGAGCAAGAAAAATGGATTGAATATTGGAAATCATTACCATCACTACCTAAACCAAAAAATACAAGATGATACTTCAAGGCAAATACACAAAAACTCAAGCATCAGCCATAGAGTATTTTGCCACACAGTTATTGACACCTCAGTTAAAAAAGTATATAATTATAAATCTAAAGTTTATTCGCAAACTGCCTGTGTGTGGTTTTACTGAAGTTGATGGCCATAATACTAAAGGCGTACCAAGAGAATTCATATTAGAGATTTTACATGGTATGTCAGAGAAACAAACACTTAAAACAATAGCTCACGAAATGGTCCATGTAAAACAATATGCATATGGTGAGATAGATGAGCGAGGTACAAGATGGTTGTCACGCAAATTAGACCATGATTCGGTGCCGTATCACAAGCGACCATGGGAAAAAGAAGCATATCAAATGGAAGAAAGGTTGTATCAGAAATGGTTACAGATGACGAAGTAGTAAAAATTAGTTATGAGATTGATGATTTTCTAATGAAACAAGTTATTGATAATAATGTTACACCAATGCAATTGTCTGGTATGATGTTAGCTCGCCTAGTTCGTATGAATGAAGGGGTTAAATGTGAAGATGAATTCTATAAATTGGTTAAATCAGTTGCTGATAGAAAACATTTAATACCAGAGGAGAGGGTTCTACAATGAACAATGAGGTCGAAGCTTATCCTGGTGAATTGAAAGAATTGCGTAGTAAAGTTGCACAATTAGAAAATGAATTAATGAGGTACAAACCACAAGAAACAAGAGTCCGTGTATCTGGTGTGCCATATGAGGTCGATTTTAGAACTATCAAACAAGAGGTTGAGTGATGTTAATGCCGTTTGAAATTGATGTGCCGTATCGTATGCGGCCTAATATGCGGCCACTTGGTGAAAATGAACCAATTACTTACCAAGACAAAGATTATGACTACTATATTAGTGAAAAGAAAAGAGTAACCATCAGAGAAATGTATGGCAACAATTGGAATGTTCACTTACGAAATAAAGTGCTGACATATTTACAATGTTATACGATGAAAGAAGCTGTACTCAAATACCAAGAAGATTTTGTTGTATGGGCGCCTAATATAAACGGCCAATTGTCCGTACAAATGGCATCAGTATGTTTTCCTTCTGGTTGGGCTCCTTCCACAAAGATCAATAAAAGTTTTACTGAGATACATGAACCTGTTGCTGACAATGAAATGATAATGAAAGCCGCTGATAGTATTGCAACAATGATTACACAAAAAGGGCCATATGTTCGCTCAGTATGGACAATTGCAAATTCACCAGACCTCAATCGGCATCAATCGATCAAGAAACCATGGACAAATGAAGGTCTAGATAATATGTGGTATCGTGCTGAAAGACAGGTCACCGTACCGTTAGGCGATTGTGCAATTTTCTTTATACGAACTTATGTTGTGCCTGTATTGTCTGTGGATGTAGAACTCATAAGAAAATCAATATACAGTATGACCAATGATATATTAGAATATAAAGACCTGTATCATGTGATGGAGGTCTTAGGTGCGAATCCTTAATTTCTTTTTGTCGTTACTTATTGTAATCAGTATTCTATTGTTAATAATTCCTGGTGTTGGCATATTATATGGCCTATCAAAAGATAAAGTATACAAACCATTTTATGAAAGATATATTAAACAACCGTTGTACGTTGATGATAAGAGGTGCTGCAGATGAAAATTGGATTTAATTGTTCTGCATGGGATATGTTACACGCTGGTCATGTCACTATGCTAAAAAAAGAAAAAGAATTGTGTGATTATTTGAAGGTTGGTCTACAGATTGACCCAACCATTGATAGGCCTGGTGTAAAGAATAGACCAGTACAATCTGCCTATGAGCGTTATGTTCAGTTGCAAGCTTGTAAATACATAGATGAAATTCTCATTTATGAAACTGAGCAAGACCTATTAAACCTATTGATGACACAAGATATTCATATTCGTTTTTTAGGTGATGAATACAAAGTAAAAGATTTTACAGGTAAAAAACTATGCATCGAATCTGGTATTGAATTATATTACCATGATCGAAAGCATCCGTATTCATCTACAGAAATTCGCAATCGTGTATATGAAATGGAAAAATCAAAGCGTGAGCAACCACAACCAGAAACCTTACCTCAACATTCTCCTCTCCTATTGAACAAATATCTAGAGGCTGAAAGAAAGTATTCAGAAAAATGAAAAACCATTGGGGTGAACCAGATGAAGAACCGTTGCCAGATTGGATGAATCCTGAAACCTATCGGTATCCAAATAAGAGAAAAGCTCGGATACTACAGTCGCTTGAAGAAGCCTGTGCTGAAGCATTAAAGAAACCACCAATCCCTATACTATTGAAACCACCAAAAAATGACGACCTTTGATTGGAAAGATAACGACAACGATACACACCATTATTACAGAACCAATGATGGTTGTATCGTAGGCCAAACACATAAGATAGCTCATACAAAAATCTATCTGGCCATTATTATAGTAGCTAATTCTGAAAACTATCTTGGTCGGTTTGTTTCACTAGATTTTGCCAAGAAGGCGGTACAGAATTATTGGGATATACAAGAGAGGACATTATTAGAAAATGCGAATTGAAGAAGATATTAAATTAGATTTTCGTGATGTATTGATACGACCAAAGCGGTCTACATTAAGTAGCCGCAAAGAAGTTGACCTTGAAAGACAATATCATTTTAAGCACTCAGGTCAAACATGGTCTGGTGTACCAATTATGGCCTCAAATATGGATGGTGTAGGCACATTTGAAATGGCAAAGGCTCTCAGTTCATTACGCTTGTTCACAGTATTAAAGAAAGGTTATACTGTAGCAGAGCATCGTGCGGGTTCAGAGAATATCATGCACAATGATACCTTTGCTGTATCTACAGGCACCAGTGAAATGGAGTTTGCCAAGCTTGGTATTATACTACAAAACAATCCAGATATTTCTTTTATTTGTATTGATATTGCCAATGGTTATAGTGAACACTTTGGTGATTTCGTTGAGAAGGTCCGCAAAGAGTTTACAAATAAAACAATTATCGCTGGTAATGTAGTGACCGCCGATATGACACAAGAATTGGTGTTGCGTGGTGCCGATATTGTCAAAGTAGGCATTGGGCCAGGTTCTGTATGCACCACTCGCATACAAACAGGCGTAGGTTATCCTCAATTATCGGCCATTATTGAATGTGCTGATGCTGCACATGGCCTTGGTGCTCATATAATTGCAGATGGTGGTTGTACCTGCCCTGGTGATGTAGCCAAGGCATTTGGTGGTGGTGCTGACTTTGTAA